CGCCTCGCTGGGCGCGCTCTTCGTCCGTCATGTCACCGCCGGGATGTTGGTCGCGTTCTGCTGCGAGACAGGGCTCATCATGCGGATCGCGGCGAGCTGGCGCTCATAGTCGAGTTCCTGACGCTTCAGTTCGAATTTCTGCACGGCTTCCTGCTGCATGATGCGCAGCCGCTCGGCGGCCTCCTCGCGCATAAACTGCATTTCAAGAGCGGCGCGTTCACGCTGCGTCTGCAACTCGACCTGCGCCTTCTGCACGTCGAGCGAGAACTGCTGCTGGTCCGCCTGCGCCTTCTGGTCCGCCTTCATCTTGTCGATCTGGAGACGGGCCTGCGCCTCCATCATCCTCGGGTCGGGCGGCGGTGGTTTGGAAGCCTGCTGCTGCATCTTGGCGAGATCGTCGTCCGTCACCTCGCCGAAGAACCGCTCGGGACTGCGGAACCCGGCGAGTTCCACCATTTTCGCCAACGTGTCGCGATACTTTCGGATATCGCAGATCGGGTTGAACGGGCCGGCCTGCGCGATGATCTTTTCCTGATTGGCCAGAATGCCTTGCAGGACGGCCATATCCCTGTCGCGGGAGCCGGAGCCGAGACCGGTGTTGACCACCACGTCCATTTCCGGGTTCCACACGTTCGGCGTCATCTCCACCCAGTCGCCGCGCAGCTTGATCGTGCGGGGGCGGTCCTGATGGATGGTGATGAGCCGGAGCAAGCACCGGAACAGCCGTTTCAGGCCGTTTTCCGCGATGTTCCTGGCATAGGTCTCGATCTTCGAATAGGAAGCCGTCTGCATGGCCTTTACGGCGGTGGCCGTCTGGTTTTGCAGCGCATCCATGTCCAGCCCGGTCGACTGGCGGGACACGCCCGTGCGGCTCTCCTTCACCATGTCGAGATATTCGAGCATGGAGAAAGACTCTTTCGCCACGAATGGGACCGCAATCGGGTTGACCGACCCCGGAGCCGTGGTGATGACCACCCCGCCCAGCTTGCGATTCACCAGCGCGTCCATGTTCTTGACGGCGTTTTCCCGCGCCTCGATCTGCGGGTTGTTGGTGAGGTAGAGATTATCCAGCGTCTGGCGCAGCAGCGTGGTCTTGGTGCGCGTGATGTCCGCCGTTTCATCCAGCAGCGAACGTCCGCGCCAACGGTAAGGGACGGGGTCCGGCACCAGATCGGTGAACGGGAGATCGTCGTCCCATTCCTCGTTGTCCAGCATGGTCAGCGCGCCAAAAGCGCCGCCCAGAACGACCTTGCGGCGCTCCGCTACACCGTCGCCGTCGTAATCGCACTTGATGTAGCACTCATAGACTTGGACCTTTGTGGTGGCCCAGTCGGTCTCATCCTCGTCTACAGTACCACGACGGATGACCTTCGTTTCGTCGGTGGATTTCTCGCCAGCCTCGGGGAGATCGTCCACCTTGTCCTTGGGATAGCCCATAAGGATCAGGTCGGATCGTGTCGCCTTGTAGGCGTGACCGCAGACGATGGTTTCTTCCTCGTCTATGACCAGGTCGTTCGATCCGATGAAAAATTCTTCGTGAGGAAGGCCCTGAATGCGAAGCCTGCCTTCGGAAACGATGCGCTTGACCTTGCAGTCGTGCAGCTTGGGCGGGACCATCATCTGCGCCAACTGCGCGGCTCCCGCCTCTACCTGTTCGACCGGGACGCCGGATTGAAGGGCGTTGGTCGCCGTCGCCAGCAGTTCGTCACGCGACGGGAGTTCGGGCGGCACCCAGTTCGGATCGTCGTACTCGTCGTGCTCCAGAACCTCTTCAACGTCCTTGTCGGACACCAGCGCCGTGAACTGATCGTCGGTGAGGGCCGTAAAGGGCTTGGTCTCGTACTCTGGGCTGGCGTCCCACCAATGCTTGATCAGACCGTTTCCGAAGGCCAGCGCCTCGTACATGGCCGAATGCAGGACTGAATAACCCCGACAATCGTTCAGCAGGACGTAGTTGACGTAATCCGTCGCCTGAGACGCCCTTTCCTCGGAAACGTCGCGCTTGACCGGCTTCGGACCCTCGGGCGTCTGGACAGTATCATCCACGAAATCCTGCCGGCGGGGTTCGTAGACGCCGACATGATCGGACGCGAGAAACACACGGAGGAGAGACGGCAATATCCAGTGCAGCGTGTCGGCCATGTCCTGAGACACGGCGGCCGATTTCCCCGGCTCGGACGGGAGGTCCACCTCGCCGTTGAGAAACTTCAACGCAAGCCGGCGCTGCTTGGCAGCTTCTCCGTCCGCATAGGTTTCCGCATTGGAAATCGACCTGTCGAGCAGCGAAACCAGTTCGCTGTCCGTCATGCCGGATTTTTTCTTGGCCATGATGATCCTTTGCGGCGGGGATCGGACCCGCACGGAAGGAAGATGACTATTCAGCCACCCAGAATTCGTCGTAATTCATGCGCTTGGCGCAGCGATAGCCGAGGGCCGTCAACCAGCCCCGGATTTCATTGTCGTTGGTCCCGAAATGATGGCTGTGATCCCGAAGCTCGATGCAAACGACCGGCCTGCATCGCGTGATCGTGTCCTGAGCGCCTTTCAGCGCGTTCAACTCGTAGCCCTCGATATCGAACTGGATCAGATCCACGGTCTCAAAGCCGTAGCCGTCGATCGTCACTTGAGGAACCCGGCCGCCGGCTTTCACTCTGTTCGCACCGGGGTTTTGTTCGCCCATCCAGCGGTCTACGGCTATGAAGCCCTGCGAAGCGCCGACCGCCGCGTTGGTGAACACCACATTTTCGCATGGGACGTTGGTTACAAGACACCGAAACAGGATCGGATCCGGCTCAAAGGTGTAGACCTGCTCGAATAGACCAGCGAGTTCCTTGGGCCACAGGCCGCCGTTGCCGCCCGCCTGAATGCAGACCCGGCGATTGGGGCAAAGCCCGACCAGTTCCGGGATTTCGGCCAGCTCCTGCTTGACCGTGGGCCACGTGAAGCGATCCCCTTTCGGCCAAAGCCAGCCCTCTGCGTTCACTTCAACCAGATCGGACAGCATCAATACACCCACGACATGTCGCGCTGAGGGATGGCTGCACCGACCGTAACGGGTTCAGCGAAGGTCAGCGCCACGGCGTCCCACTCATCCGGCGAGCGCAGCCCGCGCTTTCGGATATCGTCCTTGCTCTCAAGCTGGATGCGAGAAAGGCTATCGTATTTATAGCCTGGGGCACACGCATCGGCTTGAATTGTATCCGTGTCGGGGACGCTGACGCCCGCCGGATCGTCCAGCCAGTCTCTCGATTTCCCCCACATCTCGGCCCGACGATTGACATACCCGCCTTTCGGACGGCCCGCCTCATCGACAGGTTCAGGCTCAAGTGGCGCAGAGCCGAAGTTGATAGCCCTCACAATGTCGCCGTAACCCATCTCGGCCAGCCGGTCATAGACACCCGCGCCGACACCACCAACGTCAACAAACACACGTGCTGGCTTCTCGGCGTCGATTACCTGTTTCAGCCAGCCAGCCTGTCCCATAGCGTCGAGGTTCTGGCGGCTCTCCACATTGATGACCACCCTCCCCCGTCGCCGCGCCAAAGACGCCCTGTCCTTGCCTTTCCAGTTCGGATCATAGCCAATGACAAGCGGCCCGCTCGGATCGATGTTGCTCTTGCGCGCCTTCAAAATGAGATGCGCCGGGATGAAGCTATCATGGCCCGTCATCTGGAACGCCTCGGCGGCGGTGGCCGGATACTCCTGCATGAACAGCAGCGGGTCTTTCAGTTCGGCGATTTTGTTTCGCCGCCAAGCCATCTGCTCTAGGCTGAGGCCGTAAGCGCCGGCATACGCCAACTCATCCTCTTCCAGAACGAAATCGGATGGCGCTTCTCTCCGATACTCGTCCTGCCAGAACCACGGGATGAATACCGCGATGTAGTCTCCCAACCCCTTTTCCGCCGACTGCCACCGCTCATGAAACTCACCGCCCATGCCGTTCGCGGTGCTCTCAAGGATGATCTCCGTTCCGGGGAGATCAGGAACCGCCTGCACCACGCCGGCAAAGTGCGTCGGCGCATTCGGCCAGAACGCCACCTCCGATCCGTGGAAAAGCTGTACCGTCTGGGATCGGCCAACGGCTTTCGTCCCCGCCGTTCCGACCGCATAGCCGCTTTCCAGCCGGTCGAAGAACAACTCCTTCGCATTCGCTGCGCCCGTGGATGGCTTCACAAGGGCCGGAACGTGCTGGTGGTATCGGTCCACCATGCCGAACAGGTTATTGGTCGCCTCCTGCTCATGGGTCAGGATGAAGCACCGTAACCCGCGCGCATGACTGACGCGGTGATAGAAGCGCCCGCCAATATATGTCGAAATCCCCTGCTGCCGCCCCTTCAGGACAATGGCGCGGACCTTGCCGGTTTCCTTACGCTGGGCTTCAAGCCTGTCATGCAGGTATTTCTGCGCCTGGTTCAAGCTGAGCGGGACGATGGCCCCGTCCTTGGCCCTGATCCTCAGACATCGGGAGGCGTAATGCTCGAAATCGTCCTTGAGGCGCTGACGAACCGCCCTCTCCCTGTCATTCAAGCTCGCCAAGTGCGTCCTCGTGGGAGATCGTCAGCTTCCCGCTATGTTCGATACTGGCAAGCTTCGGATGAAGGTAGGGCGCGGCGTCCCTCGCGGCGTCCTGCGCCATCTGCCGAAAGCCGGCCGTTTTCTTCACCTCGGCCAGCAGCGCCTTAAACTGAGCCTCAGGAGTGTCAGCCGTGATGCGACCTGTAAACTCTTCGACGGTCAGACCTTCAAGCAGCTTTTCAGCGTCGGTCGCGACCTTCTGGAAGTGGCGCATGTTGTCGATCATGACCTCGAGCGGCGTCATGCCCGTAGCCGCAGCTTTTTCCGCAACCTCTCTTGTGCGAGTAGTCAGCGCGCCGGCTTTGCGCCCAGAGCCTGGTCTTTTGCCACCGTGGTTAGCCATCTTGATTAAGCTTGATTGTTTTCAACCGGCTTCGGCGTCATTATCCGAATGTTCGTGGGCGAACCGCACTCGACGCCAGCAGCGCGAGCCATAGCTATGCCGATTTCCGCTACTGCCGCCGCGAAGATTTCATCCTGCGTCAAATGTTTTGGCTTTCTCGCCATCCATTGCACTCCTTCCGGTTGGTGCAGATCGCCGTTTCCCCAGATTAACCGCGCCCATGTGGAATGACCCCGGACAGGCGCGCGGCGGGCTCTTCACCCACGATAAGGGGCTTGTTCCATCGACGGCGTGACGATGGCTTTGAGGAGACCTGTCCGGGTGTGGGTTATGAATGACTGCTGGTGCGTTCGCGCCGCTGGTACATGTCCGGCGTTGTCGCCGGCGTCTTGGCGGCCTTCTTCTTCGTGTCCGCCGTATCGTCCGTCTCTTCCTCGGGCTTCGGAGCGAAGATGGCTCCCAGAAGGCCGTTGGCCTGATCGAGCGTCGTCTGTCCCGCGCTTGGACCGAACAGCGCATCCAGGGGCGTCTTGGGCGCGGCGGCGGCATGGCTCCATTCCGGGACCATCGACGTGTAATCCGAAAATACATATGGCATCTGGTTGATGGCCGAAGTCGCCGCCCTACCCTGATCGCGGAAGCCGTCGCCTACAGCGTAGTTGCGGGCCTCCATCGTGTTCATGATCTCGTTGCGGGCCGTGTTGAGGCCGTCCGGCTGGTGAAGCACGTTCTGGAAATGCTCGTAGCTGTCCGCGTCCGGCCGGTCGCCACGATACATGCTGTAGAGACCGCCGATGACCGCCTCGGGCGAATTGCGGAAATCGTCCACAACGGCCTGACGCGAGACGCCGTTGTTGTTCAGCATGTCAATCCAGTAGTTGTAGCCGTTCTGATCTGGAGCGCGGCCGAGATAGGTCTGGTAGGCGTTGGTGAGCCAGTCGCCGTTATAGGTGTCTGCCATCACGAATGATCCTTAATCGAGAAGAGACAGGGCGAGGATGGCGAGGGCTTTGGTGAGCATCAATCTTCGCCTGCAATCATGCGGTGCTGGACGCGAGCAAGGCCGCCAAGGATTGCTGATTGCGCATTGTTCTTGGTGAAGCCCGTCTGAACCATTCCGTCGACGGTAGATGCCGCATAGGCGATGCCCTGGATTTCTCCAGCCTCTGCCTGCTCAAGAAGCGAGCGGAGGCGCATGACAACATCGTCCTGCACTTCCTGCCGCCAGCTTTCAGTCTGAGTGATGACGCGCAGAGGTTCGCTCATCGTCTCTACCTCTCTGCGGTGGGGTGCGAGGGCTATATCGCCGTTTGAGCTTGCGAATTGAGACTACGCCGCCTGCTTGCCCTCTTTGGCGTGGCGGTGTGCATCTCGGTTGTTGTCAGACTGGTCGCCCCAATATAGGTGATTGGGATTGACGCAGCCGAGATGACCGTTGCCACAACGGTGTAGCGCCATCGGCTTGCCCTCCGGCGGCAACTTGTGAACCAAAAGACACATGGCGCGGTGCGCTTCCATGTTCTTGAAATTGTAGGTAACTCTTCCGCGCGGGCAGGCCCCCGTCCTCAGCGGGAACAGCAAGCACTCGTCGCCAGTATAATCCCTGAACATTTTGAGCCAATCGAGGCCGGTACCATCGCGAGATGCGCGAGGCATATTCTTCAACTTGCTTCGCTTTGACAGGAGACCGTTTCTTGAACTACCGAGCGCCCACCCGGCCTTTGAGTTAATCAGAAATTCCACAGACCGCTGGACCGCCCACTCAGGCGGGTCATCAAAACCAGAAAACCGGCTGATTGTTTCTTCGGAAAAGTGCTTGAGTTGAGACAAGTTTTCCCTATCGCCCTCATCGCTGAGAAACCGTTAGGAGCCGGGGATTCCCCAGTTATACGCTCCCTGCTTCGCGATATGGCCGCGAAGCAAATCACCCTGCAATGAAAATACTCCTAGGGATTCATTCCTGTCAAGCCGCAAGGTCTTGCTCTGGAGGCTTTGCCAGCAGCGTCCCCATGAAATCGAGTTCATCGACCAGGCCTTGCAGTTCGGGGCGCTTTTTCGCCTCTTTGCGCAGACCCCTACGAGCCTTTTTCAGTTCGTCGTCAAATACAGCCTCTGCCGCACCTTCCGCCGATCTGATCTTGAGCATGTCGAGAAGGTCCACGACGTATGGGCGGCCTTCCATGTTCGTGACGAGGCCAGCAACGCCCGGCACGTCAAGTAGCGCCGAAATGCTGTGTGGGTCGCGAACGAAGATGTAGCCTACCATGAGGGCGAAACGCCGCGTCTTCCAAAGGTAGGGTTTGCGCCTGTCGCGCTGGAGCCGCTTCTCTGCTGGCATGTAGTAGGTGAACCCTGCTTTCGACAGCGCCAGTTCGATAGCTGAATAGTTCGGGTTGAGGCTGGGGACAATTCGATAGCCCTTCCCGCGTTCTGTCCGTTCGGTCACGAACTCCCGTTGCGGCTTCTGCGAGCCGGGTATCGTCCGCACCGCGTACCAGTTGCCTTCTGCCTTCGCCATGTCCTCGTGTCCTCGTGTCAG